GCGCTTTCATGGTGTTAAAGTAGTTCTGCACGCTGGCAACTATAAAATCAAGCGCAGCATAGCCAATGTTTTTATCCATAAAGCTAAGCGATTCTCGTTGTATGGTTTCTTCTATCACATCTTCCACAATAGAAGCTGCAATCATGCCTTTTAGGCTCGCATCAGTTGGGAAAGCAGCCGTCCAGTTGCCCCACAGGCGTGTGCCGTTGCCTTGCGTTTTAAAAATAGTTACAATGCCCTTGGCGTTCAAAAGTTGGTTATCTGCTCCGCTATCTGTAAGGCTGCCAATAATAGCTACTGCAGAGCCTTTTACGTTGGTAAGTTCGCGGTTGCTCGGACTTTGCCAAAAGCCAACATCTTCGTGTGTGGCAATAAATTCGGCAGCCAGCAACTGGCTCAAAGGAGCTTGCACATCTACGCCAAAATCTTCGTTAAGCACCAACATGTTTGGAAAGCAAAGTATTACACGCTTATCGCTGTAACTGTAATTGGTATTGCGCGAAATAATCGCATCTACCACACTTGCCGCGTAAATATCAATAAGCGCCTTTGCCTTTAGCGTTGCGGCTACGGAGCGCATTTTAGCACCAATGCTTAGCACTTGCGAGTAGCCGGGTGCAATTATGAAATTAGGCTTCATGCCAAATTTGGCTTCGGCTGTTTTTAGCAACTCAATACCCGCAATTAGTTTGGCTTCTAAGCCGCTTAAAGAGTTACCCAAAGCTCCGAGCGATTCCTCGTTTATTTCGGTGTAGTACTTGTTTGATTCTACGCCCACAGCAGTGCCATCGAGCATATCAGACTGGTCTGTGGCATCTGCCACGTTTAGTACTATTACCGGAGCGTTGCCGTCTTTATACAGCGATTTTAAAGCGTTTAAAATCGTTGTACCGGGAAGGTCTAAGCCATACTTTGCTTCTGCCTGCTCCAAATTGGTAACGAGTGTTAGCTCATTATCGCCTTCGGCAGCAACACCCACCAATGCCACTAATGATGTTTCGCTGTTGCGGAAAATCTTTAGCGT